GCCTGCTCGTGCGCGTCAACGCGACGCACGCCGGTCTGGTCACCGGCAACCGCAAGTTTTACCGTCCTGATTTCATGCAGGACTCAGTCCACACCTGGCTGCCGAAGCACAAGCCGGCGCTTCCAGTGTTGCGTGGACACAGTGAGGATGGCGAGGTTCTGGGCCGCGTTCGCGAGGCCAAGTACATCGATGACTCCTGGCAGTATGCGAAGGACTATCCGATCCTCAAGGATTCGGTCTTCTACAACCGGGATGCCCGGTCCAAGAAGGTAGGTCTCTTCAAAGCTGTCGACTGGATCACCGACAATCTAGTCCCCCTGTCCGACTACCGTGGTCTGGGCCACATCGATCTCGGCCTGACCATCACCAATCCGGTAGCGTTCAAGAAGATCCTCCGCGACGAATACCTTTGCGTTTCGGCCGGTGCCATCACCGACGAGGCAATCTGCTCAATCTGCCACACCGATTGGGCTTCGAACGATAAGTGCGAGCATCGCCCTGGGCAGCTCGTTGATGGCCGCCGGATGTTCATTATCTCCGGTCGCTTCCGCTACGAGGAACTCTCCTTCGTCAACTTCGGCGCCGATCCATTCGCCGCCGTGAAGACCAAGGAATTGAAGGACTCCCTCGAGAAGATGTTCTTTCTCGGCTTGCCGATCGGAGACCAGGATCACATGGTCGAGGCGGGCCTCAAACTGACCGACAGTCTGTATGAGTCGGACATCCAGATTCATTACGAGGAACCCGAGATGACGATCGATTTGGCTGCCCTTGAGCAGACCATCAAAAGTGCCGAACTGACCGCGACCGATGCCTTTGCGGTGCGCGACCAGCTCCTGGCCTGGACCCCGGAATCGGAAGACGACAAGAGCGCCAAGCGCAGCTTGCAGTCGACCCTGACCGCCAAGATTCGTAAGAACAGCTGGAAGCAGGACACTCCTGTTACAGTGACCGACGCCGTCGCAGCTCCTTCCGCGGAAGAACTCGCCACCGTCGATAAGGTCAAGGATGCAGTTGATGCTGCCGCCGTCGCCGCCGCCGTCACCGAGTCCGAGACTCCGGCAACGGAAGTCAAGGACAAGGTCGAATGCTTTGCCTGCAAGGCGAAGTTCACCAAGGACAAGATGGGCGTCACTTCCGACGGTGAGAATGTCTGCGAAGAGTGCAGCGAGAACATCAAGGACGCCAAGAAGGCAACCGACGGTGTTGTCAAGATCAGCGATGAGCTGAAGGCCCTCGCAGTCGGCGTCAAGTTGCTCGATGCCGAAGAGAAGGCCGAGCCCACCGAAGAAGCCAAGTCGATTCTCGGTTGCTACGAGACGCTGGACAAGTTGCACGGCAATGCGAGCCAGGAACTGCGCTGGAAGATGGAAGACCTTCACGGCTCCATCGGCGAGCGTTGGGGCAAGGATCGCTGGGTCGAGTACGCGAAGTCCACGCTGGCCAACCACGTCAAGGACTCCAAGCTCGTCTCCAACGACGAGCTGGCGCTCAAGGATGAGGCTGTCGTCACCCAGGAAGCCGAGATCACCAAGCTCCAGGGCACGATCACGATCAAGGATCAGTCGATCGCCAAGTTCTTCAACGACTCGAAGCTGAGCATGGCCACCACCATCGTCATGGCCAGTGTCCTGCGCCAGAAGGACGGTTTCACCGGCCTGGATGGAGCCAAGATCCAGGACAAGATCAGCGAGTACGCGAAGCGGCATATCACCAGCCTGCGCGACTCCGTCGCCGACATCCTGAATGAGCTGCAGTGGGCCAAGCCCGTTGTAGCCGCACCGGAGGCAGCGGGCAAGGACCCGGCCACCACGGTAACCGACAACGCGCATGTAAGCGAGTCCGAAGGGTTCCACCCTGAAGCGCAAATTCCGGAACTGAAGGCGCAAGACGCCCAGAAGCTGAACCGGATGCTCTCTTACATCACCGACGAACCTGCACGTACCCGGCTGATTGCGGATGTGCGGTGGGGTCGGACGAAGCTCAGCTAACTCAGCGTTAGCACAAGGAGATTCACCATGGCTTTTGACGTCAATAACCAGTACACCGGCAAGATGTTCGGCAACGACCGGTGGCCCGGTCACACCACCCCCGATCTCGAGGCTTCCGAGCCCATTCGGCCGTGGCTGCCCGTTCCCTACCCGGCGCCCTACCTCCCGGCTCTGCGCCAGGATGCGGGTCATCCCAAGTTGGCTTCCGTTGTCCTCAGCTCGCAGCATCTCGTGGGCCAGGACAAGAGCGGCGCATTGGTTCCCGCGGGCCTGTTCTGCGGCGTCACCCCCGGCGCGTCGAACAAGTATTGCATCCTGCAGTACAGCTCCGGCCTGGCCGATGAGTTCACCGTTGACCCGCGCACCGGCGGACCGGTAACTCCTGGCGACCACGTGTTGCTCGCAGCGCCGTCCGATGCAGCTCCAGGGAACATCACGCTGCCCAACGGCACCGTGGTTGTGATCTCGCAGCCCGACATCGACTTCGCCCATGCCTGTAACCTCTTCCCGGCTGTGCAGTCCGGCACGACCCCCACGGGCGTGGCTGGCGCGCCGGTTGCCTACTCCTTCGGAGTAGCCCGTCCCATCGGCGTCGCAGTGCGCAACGTGCTCCAGTACATCGGCGGCGTGAAGGTGCTCGACACGACTCTGGTCGGCGGCATCCTGTATCGCCTCGAAGGCATGGTTCCCACCGGCTTCCAGGTCAACAACTACATGCACGAGATGGGCACGGCCATCCAGACCCAGTACGTGCTGCGCGTGCCATGGATCGGCGCAACCCCCGGCACTCTGCAGGGCTTCGCGACGACCGACAACATCCGCGGCTATGTCCAGGGTTACGGACGCAGCTTCGCCCACTACACCGGCGCACCCCAGGTCGGCAACGGCGTCACCTTCTCCCAGCAGACCGGCGATTGCGGCAACTACTCCGACTTCGACGCGACCAAGAACACCCCGGTCGATCTCATCGGACGCATCATCGGCGTGCTGAACATGATCCAGAAGGTCGGGTACTCGAACCGCATCAAGACCCTGTGGGATCCGTCCCGCATGGTTGGTCCGACCAACAACCCGAACCCCGCGTCGATCATGATGGGCGGTTCCGCCACCGGCGGTATCCCGTACGACCTGTCTCTGACCACGGACGGCATCTACAAGGCCTCCCTGATCCAGAAGACGGCCGCTCGCCCGGAGTACGGCACCTACGTCCTCGTTCGCGTCAACCTGTAAGCCGACCGAACCAACAGTTTGTTCGTGTGGAGATTGCCCGTGCCGCAGATCGTGATTACCCAGGGTCAGGCGTACCTGAAGGGAAACGGTCTGCGGTGCATGGCTCCCCGCTATGACGACGCCACCTGCAAGTGCAACACGCTGGTGGTGAAGAAGAACTCGGCCGGTGAACTATCCGGGGCCTTCCAATGCCCCGAACGCCGCTGCCGCCAACACATCGAGGTTGAGGTTCGGCCCTAAACCGAACCCCTTCGTGAATCCAGCTCCACAAGAACACCCGCACGGTCCCGCGCGGACCAGCTCGCCCCAGGAGGGTATTTTCACCATGGCAAAGAATAAGCAGACACCGGAAGAGTTCCAGGCCGAGCTGAAGCTTCAGGACCGGTTCGCGACCATTTTCCGCAGCAATGGGTACGATCCCGAGACCGGCGACCCGATGGATATCAAGGACGCTCTGGATGTTCAGAACGCGGCCTTCATGATCCCCCGCGCGCTGACTCAGATCGTGCAGGAAGGCATCGAGCCGATGCTCATCGGCACGAACCTGCTCCAGAAGGTCCAGTACAAGCCTGGAATGACGACCGTATTCCCCGCCATCGAGCCGCTTCGCGCGGACGAAGCCGGCGACGGAATGGATCTGCCGATCTACAACATCAACATCGGTGGAGCACAGTCGTTCGGTGTGACGGTCAAGCGGCACGGTCTGCGTCTCAAGATCGCCAAGCGCTTCGTCGACGAGTCCAGCTACCCCTGGATCAACTTCTGGCTGCGCCTGGCCGGCAACGCTCTCGCCCGCCACAAGGAAGAGTACATCTTCGACTTCATCACGCGCCTCGGCACGGTTGTCTTCGACAACGACGTCAACGCACGTATGACGTCCAACACCGTCGGCCAGCCCATCAAGGGCGTCACCACGGGTCGCGACTACAAGGGCAAGCTGAACGGCTCCATGACGGTCGACGACATCTTCGATATGTACGCGGCTGTTCTCTTGAACGGTTTCGTGCCCGACACGATGCTGGTCCATCCAATGGCGTGGCTCATGTGGGTAAAGGATCCCGTGATCCGCGAGTTCGCGATCCAGGCGGGCGGCGGAAGCTTCTTCGCTCAGTGGACCGGAAACCCGGCTGTCCAGGGCAACAAGTTCTACAACAACGGCGGCCTCGGCCTCGGTACCGGCCAGACCGGCCAGTACACCAACGGTCAGCTGACCGGTGGGGAAGTCTCCAACGCCACGTCCGGCAACTACCAGAACATGAGTTCGGCACCGCAGCTCCCCGGTTACCTCGGCCTGC